ACTGCAATACTAATGGCCCTTATTCACCTTATGATCATTATTAAATACCCGAATTTGAGATATGCTGTTTGGATTACCATTAGCAAGACTCTTAACTCGCCGTTCCGTCGCTAGTGCGTGGAATGGCATGATCAAAGGTGAAGGGGTAAATGCCGTGCCACAAGCTGTTGTTGTTAGAGCTGGGGCACGTGTTGAAGTACCAATACAAGCTGTTAATCCACGACCTACTAGGATTATGCAGTATTCATTTTTTAAAAATCTTGGATATGAACCATTTAGTTTTGCAGCCAACCAACACAACGAGCTAGAAGCATTGAAGGCTCGTGTACTTAAACAAACACCGGTAGTCGACCCCATCGAGATGAACAATTTTCGTGTGTTCGTCATGATGCACATTGAAGAGTTGCTTCCTGGATTCAGGAAGCAAAAAAAGTATTGGGATCGACGCCTACCTCAAAAATTCTAACGCCTCACCATCGGTGAAGTCAATCATACGAAAGGCGTGGGATGGGCTACATGAGGCAGGTTTCAACTGTCAGCAAACATTGTCACGGGAAAAATTGCATAGGTGGACGACGAGACAAGGTTTCGTCAAAACTGAAAACAATTTGTACCGTAGTCCGGGGTCGGAGTTAGAAAAGGCGCCACGATTAATTCAGGGCGCTGACCCACGGTTTATTGCGGTTGTTGGCCCAGAAGTTGCAGCTTGGCAACAAGAGGTCAAACGCATTAGCAATAAGAATCATCTGTTCTGGTTTACGAGTGGAGCGTACGCAGATGAGCTGGCAGATTATATAACGGCTCCAGCCAATGACGAAATATTCGAAAACGATGTATCAGCGTTTGATACCAGTATTGGTGTTGAGCTTTGTGTGCTTGAATTGTGGCTAGCCAAATGGATGGGGGCGAGTCCAGCTGTGCTGGACCTTATGGCAGCTAATATCAGAACACATGGTTACACCAGTAAAGGGATAAAATATTCCGTCGATGGAACGCGCAAATCCGGTGATCCGTACACGTCGCTGTTCAATTCTTTGATAAATGCATTTATGCACATTTACTGCATTTGGCAGCAAACAGGTAGGATTAGCATGTCTGATGTCCGCATGCTCGTCCAAGGCGATGACAATCTATTGCGGCACCGATCTGACATCACACCAGATTGGACAACACTCCTCAGGCTGGGGTTCAAGTGTGAAAACATTTATCGGCAAAGTTTGTTCGATGCCGAATTTTGTTCTTCACGCCTGTTCAAAACCGTTAAGGGGTGGGCTTTTGGACCGAAGCCGGGGCGCGTGCTGAATAAGCTGTGCTCCTTTGTCTTACCACCTAAACACATCCATCCATTGTGTATAGCACGTGGAGTTGCTATAGGAATGTTGCAGTATGCATACGTTCCTTTGGTCAAGCAAGCCAGTCAGCTCTTACTCAAGTTGGCAGAGGGGTATAAACCATATTTTTTACCCCAAGAGCACTGGAAGATGTATTATAAAAACTGTGAACCGAACACCATAGAGTGTATGTACACCATGGATCGAGTCTACGGTTTGGGTACTTACGAACTACGGAAATGTGAGTCTAGCCTGATGGCGATGACTGTAGGGAGTGATTACCCATGTGTTCTGTTTCAGCTTCTGTTTGATAAAGATACAGCTGCAGCGAAACACATATTTGTCAATGATTAGGAATTCCATCACCTCGAAGCCCAACTTCTTAGTGCATGCTAGCTCTATACAAACTTAGGTTCTATGTGGGTATAGGGTGTGTCATGTTGTGGGTGATGGTTGGCAAACTTCACAGGCGAGTAAACTCCTGTGATTATAGTTTCGGAAGAAAATCTGACAGTGGTGGTAAGCGGGTGCCCCACCAAGTCAAAAACAACCACCGGGGGGAGGTGTTAGAACCCAATCCACGTGTGACGAAAACTTTCGGTTTCAACACTACGTAACTCGTGCACATGTGTAGGGTTAGTGGAAGGGAAACACGATGTGGGAACACCACCTGCAA